AAAACAGCACGAATAATCATAGCTTGCTCGGCTGGAGTATTAGCAACGGCACTGGGATTTAATGTGCGGAAAAAGCTATGGATTTCAGGTAGTAGATTTATCCACCTACGAACCATATCATTTCTAAAAGCAACATCAGCAACCGTTTGAGCATCTTGTAGGTCAGCCATAAACCCAGCCCATTCATTTTCAGTTCTACCAAGAGCTATAGCCTCAGGGGGTAAGGGGGGTGGTGTAGTCGGTAATTCTTTGGGGGTAATTGGAGCCTCAGCTTGTGTCGCCAATGCTTCAGGGATACCTTCTGTTGTGGTAATAATGGGTTCTGGAGGTTTAGCAACTTCAGGCTCTACTTTGGGTAGTATCTTACCCTTTTCGGGTATCTCTGGAACAACTTCAACTGCTGGAGGTTTGACCTCACGTTCTGTGACCTCAAGTTTCTCCATAACCCTTCTTCCACTCTCTGTTAATCCACCAAGGGGATGTGTGGGGTTCTCTTGCCTGAATTGCCTCATTAGCTCTGTTCCAATACCTCTATTGCGATACTCCACCGCCACAGACAAATCAGTTTCAGTGTCACTCAACTTTGTGGCGAAACCAACCACTTGATTATCAACCACTCCATATATATCGCCCTCAGATGACATTACCACAAGTTCACTGCCATCAACCAACTTAATAGCCTTAACCCTCTTAGCAGTATCGGGCATCATACCCTCTAAATCAGCAACATATAAACGAGGTCGTATGCCTTCAGGTATTGTAACTTCAGGCACTTCAGCAATGGGAGCTTCGGGTGGAGTAACTTCTGGGATAACGGGTGTAACTGGCGGGGTTACAGGAGCTTTGAATAGATTAGCCCAAGCCTCTTCTGGCTTCATTGCCGAGATAGCTTCCGCTGTATGCCCCAATTCTTTTAATTGAGTTATAAGAGAGGCTGTCTTTTCTAGTTTTGGTATTTGCTTGGCTAAGAATTCTGGCGTTATTTGAGTAGTTTTTAGTTCTCCACTGATAAGCCTGCTGGTAATTCCCGATAATGCTTTTGCGATACTAGGCGAAGCCCCAACTACAGCCGTTGAGACTGAAGGAATAAGGCTTTCTGATACGACTGGAACTAATTCTTTACCAGTTACGCTTTTAGCAGCTTCTTGTAATAAGGGAATAGAGTCATTAAAAATATCATCGGCAACAGCACTCGCTCTAGCAGTTGTGGTGGCAAATTTCTCTGCCATCCGCCTTGCCATAGCTTCTTGAGCCTTGCGATGTAACCAAGCCTTATTCTGCCTTAAAAAGAAAGAGACAATTTTATTAGCCTGACTACCCCTAGAACCTTGTAAAGCCAACCAATATCCCAACCTACCACTCAAAGCCTTTTCAACCGCTAGGTTTGTGGCTTTGGGAATACCTGTAATAGCGAGTTTAAGGGGAACGGCAACGGTATATTTTAAGCCAAGACCAACTGCCTTCTCGTATCCCGCAATGGGTGCTAGTGCTGCCCTAACTGGAACTCTAGCCACCGCTGGCAATGCTTCAGCAGCAGCCCTTAGCTTCATCGCCGAAACCCCTGTTAATCCAAGATAAAGCCAAAAGGGACTTTCACGGGCAAGCTGTTCTGTTATGGGAAGTTCCCTAAACTTTTCGTGTAGTTTTCCACCAGGCAGAGCTTCCTCCGCCCAATTCTTTGATAATTGCTGTGCCTCAAATCGGCTATCTCTAACCAGCTTGGCATAAAGCCTAGCCCCCTCATCAGACATCAAGTATTGTTTCCAACTGCCCCCATAAAACTGGTCTTGAACACCTTTAGGTATCTTCTCCCAGTGTTCTTTAAACTTGTCATCGGCAATACCTCGGGCTATAAAATCAGGGGCGTGTTGCGGATACTTTGAAGAAATACCAATAAGCGATGGCATTACAAAAGCCCATTGAAGAGCTTTAGCCCCGCCTCCAATAGTTTTCTGCCACCAGGTAGGGTCTTTAGGGACAAACTCGCCTGTTCCAAAACAGTATCTACCGACTTCTTTGCCCTTAGAATAAACTATGTAATCCTTGCTTCTAAGCCTTTTTTCTGTCCCCTCATACTCAAAGTCCTCGCTAAGGGAGAGCTCTATATCCTTCCCCTTTCTGTCTTTAACTGTATAGGTAACACCCCCGGGGGGGATTGGGGGTAACTCCACTTTTTCTTCAAGCCGCCCTGCTTCTTTGTATAAACGCCCTTCAGGAGGGCGTTCAGCTACAAGAGTCTTTTCCTTTGGAGGCTTTTCCTTTAGAGGTTCTTCCCAAGAGAACTCCCAGGGGTCTTTTTTACCATTAGGCAATTCTTATCTCCTAAAATCTAACTGTTGTTATCCGAGGGGCAAAAACACTTGGTCGCTCCCCCCTTTCATAGGGCGATAACTTCCAGAACTGCTCACGAATTTCAGGCTTTCGTCTTTTTAGATATTCACGCCAGCTCTTTTCACTCCGTTGTGCCTCGGGCACCTGACCTTTATACTGCTCTACCAACAAGCCATATTTAGACCTAAACCAATCCCTCCATCTTTCAGTTGGTGGCATTTCTTCCGCAAATTCAGCTCTTATTTCTTCTAATGCGGGCCCAAATTCAACAGGTTGTGCTGCTAATTTCCGTCTTCTAATTGCTCTGGCACGAGCTTCCTCCCTGCGGTCAAGGTAGCTGATTGCCTGCTCACTGGTCAGTTCACCTGCTTTTACTCTAGCCCACAGCTTGTTTTCCCAGTCTTCCTCTCTTCTTGTAGGATATGTTACCCGTGCTTCATCTTTCTCTACATCGGCAAGGTGTTTTTTCATACCCTCCATTGTCCACGAGTAAAGCACGGAAGGTGATTGACCCCTTGCTTGGTCTCTAATCGCCTTTGCTTGCTCTTTGGTGATATAGCCAGTATCAATCCACGTCTGTAATCGTTTTAGTAGAAATTCTGGTTTCCTAATATAAGGGAAAAGCACTGACCAATCTGTAGGAGTTAAGCCGTAATGAATTTTTTCCCTTGCGATATGAGGGTATTTGCTTGGTTCTGCTTCTTGTTCTACATCCCAAACATTAGTAAGAAAATAATCCCAGTATATATTACCTACTTTGGGGTCATACGCCTCACCACTTAAAATAGCGTCAGCTGCGTCAGGAGCATAAGTTTGCCTCACCCATTCCTGATAGGCTTTTTCTTGTTCAGGCATATTTATATACCCCCAAACTTAAATCCCTTTGACTGGAAATCCTTCTTCCGACGGAGATAATCCCTTAACACACCATTCCAATACTCTGCCGTGGACATCCCAAAACCTTGAATCGGCGGTAGTTGGTTAGGTTGTAGCCCAGGTTGTGGAGCCCTTGGTTGCTTGTTCCCTATCTGCCTGTTTCTTTGGTAGTGGTATGGTTCTCTTTGATGCACTAAGCGCTCATTCCAATTCAAATTCCCTCACCCCCTCCTACAGGTGCAGGTGGTGGTTCTTCTGGAGCACCTTCGGGAGCACCCTCAGGGACGCCTCCTCTCTCACTTGCCTCCAGTTTATCCATATCAGCAACAAGCGATTGTGCTGCTACAATGTCCCCCCTTGTCTCTACAAGAGCTTCTACCGCTCTCTTCATCGCCCCTTTAGGACTATGCTCGAAGAGTTCTATTGCTGCCAAATCAGCCAGCATTTTCGGGTCTTGAACCTTCAGTATGTTCTCCCATATCCATCCATCAGGTAATCCAAGCTGCTTTAGCATCTGGGCTACCTGAGCCGTATCCATCTGTGTCCACGGTGTTCTAGCCATAAACTCAACCTTTATTATATGCGGCTCTTTTAGCTGAACTGGTGTAATCTTCGCTTCCTCAAACCTGTTCTTTACTAAGCTCTGAAACTTAACACTTATCCCGCCATCAATCAATTGTTCTTCTATTAGGCGACAAATATCCTCATAGAAGTGATTAAGACTTCGTAATTGTGGGTTGAATATCTTATTAGAGGACTCCATTGCCAGAGAATAGCGAGTGCCAGAACCAGGCGGACTCTCCATCTGGAAGGTAGGCAACATCGTTTCCCTTATCTGGCTGTTTAACCAAGAGAGTAGTTGAACAACCGTAGGTGAAATTTCCTCCATAGGAGATGCCTCTATTTTGTCCTCCCCCATTGTCATCTCAACCATACTGCCTGGAGTAGCCGCAAAGCGACCCAGAAGGTTTGGCGGAATATCTCTGCCACCTTGCTTTGCCCGATAATGAATGAGGGGTTGATGTGCCCTGACATTAGCGTGGTTAGCAAACAAAGTCGCCATTCTATTGCGGACGGCGTGTATCTGTCGGCTTGAAGCAAACAAACTCTCTCCATATCCTTTTAACTTCATTCCTGTTTCGTCAGCTATTGGAGGACGAGTTGATACAGGAACAATGGCAAAAGGCATTGAACGCAGCTTGAGCCTTTCAGGCTCTTTCAAAAAGCCACCCTTGTGAACTACCGCATTCCATACCTTCCCTGGCTCTTCAAAATACCACCAATCTATAGTTTCGTTTTCTGCCTTTTCCTTCGCCCCAGTTAGGCTTTGTAAAGCAGTCTTCAGTCCTTTCGGAAGATAGCCCCACTCACTTTTCAAGGTTTCCTTAGCCTTAAATGTCTTATATGCCACCCATATCAAGCCATCAGCACCAACCTCGTAAACTAACCACCTGGGGTCTAATGGGGTATAATTCGCTACAATCCCACCCTTTTCCCCTTTATAGGTAAGAATTCTAGCAGCCCTCCACCCTCTAACTAGGGCGTGCCAGTCTGACTGCTCCCTTAAAGTGGGTAATAACAACCGCCTTAATCTCAAATCGCCTTGTGTAAGTAGGAAATAGAATAACCTCTCTAGTTTAGCCATATCAGCACGCCTATCTACGCCTGTTGGCTCGGCTAGTCTAACCATAATCTGCATATCGGCTGAAGAGAGAATAGACTGGACATTATCGCAGTTAGTGCGTAGCTCATTAGAGACAATGTTTATATCAGTTTCGTGCTCTTTGGTCTTACTTAAAATATCCGAGTGGTAGGCAGTTATATTAGTAGGAGATGGGTTCATCTCCCAAATTTCAAGGTTCCATACGGGTAAACTGCTCCCGAAAGTCCTGAAACTTCTTAGCAACCTCTTTTGTAATTTCAGGGGCATCTTTAGGGGCTGTTAACTTTGCCACTATTTACTCCTTACCATCTTATTTCCCTACCTCCTATCCAAACCCTTGCTTTCTCTGATGGACCCACTTCCTTTTAACATCAAGGCGATGACTAAGTCTCCGTGAGTTGCCCCAGTCGGCTCTGGGTAATCATTAACCCATTGATATTCCATCATCTCTTTAACCTGCGGCTTAAACCGTGTTACCAAACTACCATCATTTATTGCTTCAACTAGCTTAACTACCAATTCTCTCTTATTGGGACGAGTAAGAGAAAAACCCGCCTTTTCTATTCCTGTTATTGGTCTGCCTGCTTTTAATTTATTATCAGCCTCACTTGAGAATAACCTGGTATAACCCAGTTCCCGTAGTTTGTCAATCACAGCCCTACCAATACCTATATTATCTATCACCAGCTCAGGCCCAAAGTATTCCTTACACAAGCTCCACACATCGTAAGCAAACTCGGCTGTGCCTACCTTGTTGGTATAAATAACAGCACAAACCTCTGAATTCAACCCCCTCCTGCCAACTATATTCAAAACCGAATAATCTCTACCAATCCCCTCACCAACATCAACCCCACCTACATATTGAGTCCCAATACTGGGCGGACAAAAAACATAGATATACCCCCGCCTTGTTTCTGGTTCTACGGTCTTATCCCACAAATCACTCAACCTGTCTTTATTAAAACAGGACTGAGTCGATAGTGGGCTTAACGCTTCCTCCGAAGTTCTGGGATAATTTGCTTCCACAACCCAAGGAGCGGATTCATTCTCCCTTACCATCGCATCATAAAACTCTTGGTCTCTGTTGGGACGGACATCATATCCATAAAACAAAGCCTTAAACCCATTCTTACCATCCCTGGCATCTTTCCAATGCTTCTTAAAGTACGAATCAGGCTTGGTTTTATCTACAGTAGAAACAGCAACCAGTTTCCTTTCTAAACTGTCAGCCACTGTAGCCCTTGTGTGAGACAAATTTACCCTAAAGTAAGGATGGAAGTCAGCTTCATCGTGTATAACGAGTCCCGCTGTTTGCCCTAAACCCGATGTCTCTGTAGAAGGAAAGGATAAAATCTGCGACCTTATCTCCCGAAAACCAAACTTCTCCCCAGAATTAGGCTCTAGAGTGAATACCTTCATCCACTCAGGTAAATTGTTGTAAACAACCCTCGACTTCGCTAACAAAGCACGGGATTCTAAGTCACCCTTAGAAATCTCAAGTACATTAAACCCAAACTTAGAGTAAATAGTCCATAAGGCAAAAATGCTAAGCGCCCAACTAACTCCTATCTGCTTGGCTTTAATTACATCTATAAACTGATAGTCTAATAAATTCATAATCTAAACTTAACTCGCCAGGCTCCTGTATCTTAACATACTTCAGAAAACAAAATAAATCATCCTGAGCCTCCGCTACCCTGAATAACTGCTCCTTTTTATCCATCTATTCTAATATACCTTACATAATAATGATTGGAATTTTTATATCCCCGTTTTTTGAGGTGGATTGCTCCTTAGCCTTCTTTTCTGATATATGGTGGATGGGTATAATGATTGGTCTTCGTAATCTTAGACAGAACTATACTGAGAGCCACTGTAGCCAAAATCTAGGCTGTTTATGGTACTAGCTAATGGTAAACTACTTATCTATCCAATAAGCCTTGCTGGTAGCCGACTTCATAGGGATATTCTTCTGGTCATCTCTCCTCCTATCTAGTGGGACGCACTACATCCATTATGTCATCTAGTTGCTTATACACAACCCTGCCCACCTGAGGAAAACATATGTTTCTAGAAACTCCTCAAAAGAACCACTGCCTCCCTTGTCCCAAGCCTCTATAGCCTCAAGTGTGAATTTGCGATTAAGCTTACTTACATTGCGCTGGAGATGATGGTCTAGCTTCTTATCAACCAGCATATCTCTCCTACGTGACAAATGTTGACTTTGGTTGTAGCTAAAAGTTGACTTTGTTGACTTGTTGACCAACCGCATCCTTACAGTCCCCGTGCGACGCCCCAGGAACTTTCTAACTTATGTAATTCGTTGAAACATATATAAGTAATTATCCATATATGTTTCCTTTGAACCTACTCGTAGGTTCTTTTTCTTTTCTAATAGGGGTGTGAAGCGAAGCCCTAATAGCGAAGCGTAACACCCTATTATACATATTAGTTCTTTATATATAGTTATTATCTAGTTATTTATAGTGGTGCTCATTTGTCACTAGTTCTGGTGACATCATGTCACCACCTAGTGTCACAGTGTCACTAGGTAACGATTAGCTTTTCTGTTAGTTCTATCTATCTGAATTATGTTTTTACTCTCCAGTGATAAGATAACTCTAATAGCGGTTCTGCGGCTGATGTGGCAGTTTTTGGCTATTGTACTGTAAGAAGGAAACGCCTTGCTGTTATTAGAGCACCGGTATATATAAATCAGTATTACCAGTTCCGATAATGTTAGCTTTAGATTAAATACTCTATTGGAAACCTTGAAGTATTCTTTCATTTCGTCTCGTCTCCATCTCGTTTCGTTTCGCAATTCTACACTTATGACATCGTTTGGGCGGAGCTAGTATCCTGTCGTGGTAAAACTTCTGCTCCCCCTCGGTAAATACAAATTCCTCCCCACAATCCACACAGGTCAACATCTCATTCATTTTCGTTTAGTCCTCCTTGTTCTATTAATCCGATTTGCTTCGCTCTCCTTAGCTTCATAAACTCCACTACAGTCTGGGCTTTTACCAACTCCCTGTCAGCTTCATCTAAACCGGTAACAGCTTTAGGCTTACCTTTGATTCTATCGATTACATATATGGCTGCTTCACGGTCTCCTTTAATCCCCGCTTCATATAGAACAGTCATAAGCGTTTCCACAGCGTAGGGGTGCTCTTTTATGAAGTTTTTTACTTGTGTTTTTAGTTTTGGAGGTCTACCCGGACCCCCTTTCCAGCCTGGCTTAAATTTAGTATCTTTTTTATTTACAAAATGGTTATCTTCTGTCATTTATCTTCCATTAATTAGTGACGGGTTTCATCTCGGTCTACCCGCCGGGGCTTAGATTAACTAGAGTTCAGGAGCGACCTGAATCCGCTGAGTTACCCCTTTGTGGGAGCTACTTGGTGATGTTATACTCCTAGCACCTTAGCACTAAGAGAGCCTTTCACCCCCCTGCGATTCCCCCATAAGGAGAAAAGAACCTTTTGTACGCTTGGTACATAGGTCTTACCAATAATCATAAGCATCCCGCTTCTTAAATATCGGAATATCCTTACCTTCTCTTAGAGCTTGTTTCTGTTTAGCTCTCTCTTCCCTGCGATTCATTCTCTTAAACCAGGAAGGGACACTGAAATAAGCTTTTCTTCTTCTAGTTCTGCTCATATGAAAGAGAGAGTTGAACGGCTATTGAACTTAGCTCCGAGGAGAACCGTTACTTTTACTTCCCTCATCTAGTATACCAACAAAAGTCAACCTAAATCGTCCACCTCCTAACAACTTCTGATATGTATTGTTTTGATACCTTCAGTTCTCTAGCTATATTAGCCTGTCTTACCCCTCTAGAATAGAGTGTCATTATTTCCCTTTCCCGGGGTCTGGTTATCTGGTCTAGTCTAACCTTTAAGTTCTTGTTTTTGTTTACTGGTTGATATATGGTCATACCCTCCCTCTCGCATATGCTCTCTAAATCTTGAGTTCTGAAGATATTGATTAACGAGTCGTGAACTATACGCTTGGCTAACGAAAGGGTAACTTTCTCTTTAAGTATTCTATCAACAAGTATATCCATTGCCTTATCAACCGCTTCTTCTCTCCCATTCCTAAATAACCTGCTAGCATAATTAGTTGCGTATTTGCGAACCTCTTTATAAAATTCTGTATAATTCATTTCATTACTTCCCATATAGCCCAGAATAGAGCTAAGGCAGGGTCTTTGTCTATTTTATGTCCGAATACAATACGGTTATTCACTTCTATCCGTACACTGCTTACCCACCACCCCTTTGGTGTTTCAGGCTTAGTAATGTCACAATAATCTAGCTTCGGCACAGCATACTTAAAGAGGTTGTTGAGGTCTATGGGGGGCGAATTGCTAGATTGTATTCCGTCTGGATATTGCCACCAATCGCAACAAGGCAAACCATAATCGGATGGTATCTTGTATTCAAACCCACACCATTCCCAAAACTCTTTTATCTGCTCGTTTGTCATTTTATCACCTCCATTCCTATTATACCATATTACAAACTAAATATCAAGTCTTAAAAATATATTCGAAAACAAGAGCATAAGCGAGATAATAGTAGCCTGATAGAGATAAAGCTAGTTGTTACTCATAACCGTTTTGTCCCAATTGCTATAAATCCGCACCAGCAAAGCCACTGGGGGTAGACAAATAGCCAGGAAGGCTTATAATAAGAGTATCAAGGTTAAGGAGGGATGAAATGACAGACAGATTAAGCATATATCAACAATGGGAATATTTATTCAAGTGCCAGGCTTGTGGTAAAGCTGAGATTTTCACAGAGCACGAGCTACCAAACTATCAATATAGAGAGTGGGAAAAGTGCCTTGAGTGCGGTGAGCCGATGAAGGTAACAAGGCGTAAGGTGGCACTAGTCTAAATAACCAACAAGTAAGGAGGGGTGAAGTGACAAAGACTATCTCAACAAAGGGTATCATTGTATCGGGGAATATAAAGATGAGCGAGTTCGCATTGAAGATTGTGACGATTTCGGAACGCTTTCTATCTTTATTCCCTCAAGGCAGGTAACAGTCTGGGTATCTGGCAGAAAAGTCAAATTGCTAGAGGCTAAAAGGAACTAAATAATCAACAAGTAAGGAGGGGGATTAAAGTGGTAGAAACCAATGCCCTAAGCTGGACTAGATGCCCAAAGTGTAACAGCCGAATGTGGAATACTAATAGACGAAGGGGCTACTACTGTAAGCATTGTAAAAAGCACTATCACACAAGAATCAAACTAATAAAAACTGAACTGGTCGCAGGGTAGATAAGTTATAAGGAGGAGTGAAAATGGAATTCAAACTAACCAAAACAGACAGGCTTATCGCTAACGCAGCAGCTAAGGACACTTACCGACCAGTATTACATTGTGTCCATATCAAGAAGGGGGCTATTGAGGCAGCTAATGGGTTTATCCTAATGGAGCGTAAGCTGAACTGTAATGGTGAGGAAGTGCTACTGGACATTAGTGACATTAAAAGCCACAAGGACGCTAAGGGATTAGGAGGAGTCGTTTATACTACAGACGGTGAGGATAATATCAAGGCTATCGGGCAAAATGTAAATATTATTCCTAAGCAGGAAGGTAATTACCCTAAAACTGAGTCGCTATATCCTGAGGAAGAACCTGTTTTCAAGATAGCTTTAGGCAGAAGTCAATTACTCAATATGCTCAAGTGTCTAGGTAAAGATGAGGAGAAAATCAAGTTTACATTCTATGGCACTGAAAAGCCAGCTAAAATTGAGGCTGCTGGCGGTGATGTAACAGGGTTGATAATGCCTATAAGCTGGGATAAATAACCCAACAAGTAGGGAGGTGTAAGATGAACAGACCACAATGCCCAAACTGTAAAAGCAAGCATATAGACACAACGTTAAATTATAACAGAATTAACCCTGAAGCAAGTAATTGTAGGTGTCTCAATTGTGGTTGCGAGTTTAATCATAATGCTAAAAGGGGGGTATCTAATGGCAGTAAATAACCCAACAAGTTATAAGGAGGGATGAAGATGAACTGTCCTAAATGTGGGAAACCGCTAGAATTAGTGGTAGATAAAAAGTATCCTGACCCCATGTACAATCATTATTCCCACCGCTACCCATTATCGATTTTGCTTGGCAAGGGAATTGTATGTGATGGAACAGTAAGGGTTAAGAAAAGTAAATAAGTGAGTTATAAGGAGGATAAAAATGACAATGTGGAAGCGAAGCATAAATAATAAAATTTGCTATCTATGGCGCTGCCCCCGCTGTGGGGCATTAATGACAATAGCTAGCTCAATGTCTAGCTATTGTCCTAATTGTAATACTCTATTGGTTAGAGATACGGAATTCCCAAGCAAAGCACTTGATTAAATAACCCAACAAGTAAGGAGGGGTGAAATGAAACTTAACGCCAAACAACAAGATGTACTAAATAAAATGGCGAATGGCTGGCAACTAGGTTATAGTGTGGGTGGTCGTGCCCCAGGGTGGTATTCTTTACAGAAAGGCGGACAAGGGTTTGGTGGTGAAACTATAAGAGTACACGGGAATACCATTGATGCGTTACAAAAGAGAGGGCTAATAAAGCGAGTCTATGGTTTCCCAACCTCCACCTATATTCTAACTAAAGGGTTAAGCAATGGCAGTATATCAACTTACAAGGAGGAAGCAATGAGCAAAGACATAGTTCTTGAAGGGGATACTTGCCCAGAATGCGGGGATTACAAAGTCGAGGTTGAGTCCTGGAATCCGTTTTATCTACATTGCCCCAACTGCGGAGCAAGGTGGAATGGCAGGGGTGAGAGAGCCCCTTGTAAAAACGCAAGCACAACATACTAAGGAGAAATTATGAACACAGTAGAGGATCTAATCAGGTATTATACAGACAAGGGACTTACTAGAGGGCAAGCCTTACAAGCTATCAAACAAGTCGTAGACCGAGCTAGCAAGGGGATTATCCTGAAAGGAAACGAGGACAAGGTTATAGCTGACAATATGAGGGACTACTGGGCTAACCTAAATACTAGCTCGGCAGATTGGAGGGGGTAAAATGAATTATACTAAAGGGGAATTATGCTCTTGTGGTTTTCCTCAAAGTTATCCAATACCACACGAACACGACAGAACGGACAGGGAAAAGAGAATTATTGCCTACTATGAAAGTATCAACAAGGATATGTATGAGGCCTTGAAGTACTCCACCACTATTATTCACAATCAGATTAGATATGAAGTTGGGGAACATAGAGAATATCTACAAAAACAATTAAAAACTAATTTGGAAATCTTAGCTAAGGCGGAGGAGAAATGACTAAAGAAGATTGGATTTGGGAAGAAGCTCAACGATTAGCTATAGAAAAGCACGACATAGAACTTGAGAATATGCCCCAAGATTTAAGGGAAGCTATGTATAACATGGCTGAAAGTAACTACCAAGCTTTGGAATATGATGAATTAGTGGGGTTGTGGGAATGAAATATCCGTGGAGGAGTCAATTTAAGTCTCATATTAAGTGGCAAAAAGCCTTTCAGCAATACAAAAAAGAAAGCAGGGAGAGAATAAGGAGGTTAAGGTGAATATTCTATTTGGTTTACTGTTAGGGATTATAGCGGGAACACTAATAAACCTTTTTGTTGTTAGACCCTTGTTCTGGCGTGTCGCTCAGTGGATTGACAAAAAGCGAGGCGGGGAAATGCCTGGCTGGTGTTATAGTATAAAGTTCCTGTGGTGGAGATGAATAAACTTGATTATTAAGGAGGAATGATGAGAGAGATAAAGTTTAGGGGAATGTTAAGAAGTGGAGAATGGGTATATGGTGGCTATGTTAAGATTAAGGATGGAGCGAACTGTATCTTAAGCGGGGATATAGATTGCTATGATGTTGGTGGTAATCAAAAAAAGAACGTTCTAAGATTTAATGTGGTTAAGTATAAAACAGTAGGACAATACACAGGGCGCAAAGACAAAAATGGCAAGGGGATATATGAGGGAGATATAATCAGTAATGAAGATTATATAGAAGATGCTCACTGTTGTTTTAATTTAGGTAATAAAATTGTGGAATGGAATAATGAGTGTGGATGCTGGCTGGGAATAGAGGGTGAGATTTTTAAGGTAATCGGTAATATCCATGAGAACCCAAAGCTACTTGATTATTAATATTAAATATGGTATAATACAGATGCTGGGGTTGCAGTTAGAGTCTGAATTGACGGCTGAAAAGCAAGAGTAAGCCTGATTAGTGAGAAGGACACTACTAGGGTGCTCATATAAAGACTTAGGCTTTGCTTATGGTATATCCCCCCAAAGATGTTGGCAAATAGACCACAAGCCTGGGTTTTGGAGGAAATTATGGCGAAGAATCTGGATTTATTTCACTGCTCTAGGTGTAAGGCAGAATTATTAGTACCCTATATGTACAGACGAAAACCTTATTGTAAAAAGTGCTACGAAATTAAAAAGGAGGCGAGGAAATGACACTACTAAGTGAGGTTATCTCAAAGAAAATACTCCGGGGCTGAATGTAAGCAGATACTCCTAGACGAGATGGATAGGGAAAATCGCCAATATCAATCCAGTTTGGAGGCAAAATCCATAGAGCCTGATTCGTGGGCAGCAATCACAACTTGCTATGCTTCATCAGACCCACAGGTTTACATCAAGGCAATAGGTAACAAGATTAAGGGGATAGGGAATGAAAAAGGACAATGAAGTAATACAAACGGAATCAATGAAGGGTCAGTGGTGTCCGTTTGCCGAAAATGTTATCTGTCAGGAGGGTTGGTGTAATGAGTGCTGGTTGTATAAAACATATAAGGAGGCGAAGAAATGATTGACCGACTACAGGAACAAATCAAGGTGGTGGCAGAGGCTAGGCAAAGGCTACAAGAGGCAACCGAATGTAAAACTTCAGCTTATCGGAGATGGCTTGAAACTAATCAAGTTCTTTTCGATAATGAGGCTAATGTTAAAGAAACCTGCTCAGAAGCTGAGAATAAATTAAGAGAGCTTACACTCCAAGCCTATGCCGAGACAGGTAACAAGGCACCGGCGGTTGGAGTGGGTATCAGAGAACGAACAATACTGACCTATGATGTCAAGATTGCCCTTGATTGGGCTAAGGCTCACAGGATGGCACTTCAGCTAGACAAGAAAGCCTTTGAGAAAATAGCAAAGGCGGACCCCCCAGACTTTGTTAAGATTACAACTGAACCACAAGCTACCATCGCAACCAACTTAGAAATATATAAGGAGGAGAAATGAAAAAGGAATTGATATGCCCTATATGTGGGGGAATAAACTTTGCTTGGAATCCCTGGTTGGGGCGTATATTTTGCTATAATTGTATGAAGGAAATAATTCCCTTATCTACTCCGTGGGAGGTAAAATAATGCGTGATGGAAACATAGAGGATGGAGACATAGTTGTAATTGACAAGGTTGAGGACGATAGCTACGATGGCAAAGAGTTCAAAAAGGTTACTGATAAGGCAGGTAATAAATTCAATGTCAAGTCGGGGCGTGGTGGTGCTCTCAGGGATAAGTGGCCCCTACTAGAAGAAGGTGCGGCTATTAAGTTACAAGTGGGTGAGTTCAACGGCAAGCCGTTTGTTAAAGATTTTACAGTAGTCAAGGATGAGCTTGCCAGTAAAGCTACCGAGAAAGCTCAAACACAGGTCAGGGTAGAAAAGAATGACAGCATAGAGGCACAGGTGGCTTTCAAGGGTATGGTGGAGCTTATCTCAACAGGTATGGTTGGTAAGGACACAAAGGAATACAGGGCTACTATTGAGTGGGCTATGTCTCGACTTCATTCGGTAGAACAGATAGTGGCTAAGATTGAGGAGGCTGTGGGTGGAACTTCCACTAAAGGTGGTCAGGGGGCACAAACTACTGATAAACAAGCTGAACGAGTCTCTGGATTCTTCAAGTATCTAGAGAATCACGGTGTAGAAGATGTTGCGACATTCCTAACTAAGTATGGGGTAGACCCTGAAGAGATACTAACTGAAAAGAGATGCGAGGAACTTTACAAAACTATTAAAAAAGATAAGGAGTGGTAACTTAATGGCTTGCTGGTTACATAGTGGCACTGGACAGTGTGCTGTATGAGGAGGCTATGGTGAAAATGAGCCAGCAAGTGTACTGGCTACCCGAAAGGGTGATGCGTAATAGTAGATACCACCGTGTCGTAATGCTACTAGCCGGTACGGCCTGAACTGAGTGGTGGGTGGAAGGTGTAAGCCTGTACCCTGTGTAAGGGACAGAAGATGGCTTAGTGTAGGTTCAGGCAAGCCCTGTGAGGTTTCAGCTGAGGCTCTGAAAGATGGGCGTCCGCTGTTAATGGTTCAGTGTTATCGCCACTGCCAGCCTCACGGGGTAAGAACTCAAAGTGCACACCTTCACGTGGTGAGTCTTGGGTAATGCTAAGTGTACTAAAGGAGGATAATCTAATGGGAGTACCAGTGCCAGGTGACTTAGGAATAAATAAACCCTATATGGCTAATACAGAACAGATTGATAAGGTGAGGGAGAAGATAGGTGGGGAATTGAGCCAGCTGAGTAGCTCTTTGTTAGCTTGGAGGTCTTGGGGTACAGTTGCCCCAGATAAAATCCACGAACTTAAAGAAACTAGCACTGACGAAATTAAATCTCTAATCCAACCCCTGATAGACCAAGCCAGGCAGGAAGTAGCTGAGAAGATATTTGAGGAACTTGAGACAAGCAGTACTAGATATATTTGCGATGATGAATGGGTCAAAATCAAGTCCCACTATCTGGGTAATAAAGGGGGTAGAGAATGAAGAGCAGACCACGAGGTTTTATAGCTGAAGATAAGATAGACCATAATGGAGAAATCTTTGATTACATCAGGGAATTACATAGCTACCTTTGGCGTTTCATTAGAGCAGTAAATCCTAGTGCTAGTGGTTTATTAAGTGATTATGTGGATGAGGTCTTAGATGATATAGAATCAAAGTGTAGAACTATGAGTAAACAGAAGAAGATACACATTCCAGTAACAGGAACGGATTACCCTGTAAGAGATAGGAAAGCTCTGGTGAACGAACAGGATGAATTGTTGCTGACAGAAATAAAGAAAGTGATGGATAGCTTAGAACCTACTCACAGATTGACTTGTGATGATAGGGATAATATAGCAAGTCAGATACTAGCCAAAGTCAAGCAACACTATGAGGTATTGGAAGACATTGATGAAGCACTAAAAAATAGGAAGAGGCTGGATAGACCTGACTCAATATCTAGCGTGGATGAGCTTGAGAAGTTTTACTCTTGGTATGAGAAATACTTGCCTGATACTGTCCAGAAATATCCTATAACTATGAGGGTTACAAAAGAGGAAGAGGAGCACATTCTACTCCATCGTGGGGCAATGCCCCTCAAGAAGGAGGTTAGCAATGGATAGACTTGAATTGAGGGAGAAGATAGACGGAGTTCTTAATAATACTGTGCCTAATTGGAGGCACGAACACGAGCTAATTAAAGCTGAATGCCTCGACCAAATCCTAGACATCATTCCTGATATAGAAGAAGCCAAGAATCAAGAAAGGGAGAGGATACTTACTCTGCTGGAAAGTTACCCACTCAATCAGCTTCAGCGATTTCCAGCAAGAGTAGAAATAGAGCAAGTTCTAAGGGAAGAGAAATGATATTGGATAAAGAACATAGCCCTTTCTACTACCACAACAAGGCTTTAAGGGAACATCCTGAATACCAAATGGAGGGTATGCTAGATTGTCTCAGAGAAGAGATGATGCTGAATATGCCTTACCCAAAAGAGGTATTTGAGTACCCGAAAAGGGTAACACAAAAAGAACCCATTGAATTACCACAGGGGGAGCAAATACATTATCACTTTCGTATGCCCGCTGCCCCTAAACGGAAAAGTAAATATGACTAGTACACTCTTAAAGAAATATACTATTATATATAGGGTAACAACGATAGCTATAAAAGCGTTGTTTGCGTTGTTTATTAGCTATGAGCAAAGTTGTTTAGCGTTGGCATGGTTGTATAGTTGTTAGCGTTGTTAGTTTAGGAGAAGTAATGTCTGAAATTAGCACACAAGAAGTTAGGGAATTTCTTAGCAAAATACAGGGGCGGAAGATTACACTCAGAGAATTAAGGGCTGAGTTTAACATACTGCCTGGGACTAAGTCATTTGACGCAATCCGCAATATTATGTTTCAGTTAGCAGAGCAAAAAATAGTAAAAGCTGGAGGCAGGGGTGAGTACAAGGTTATTACTCAGGTTAAGCCTGTAAGAGTGTTCGCCCCCGGCAGAGAAAGACATCCGAGGTTTGATTTGAGATTTCCCCAAGATGCAGAAACACAAATGGAGATGTTATTTGCTGACTCTGTGGTTGTTCGTGAGGGCGACTTAATTACCTTGGGTGGTGTTAAGAGCAAAAGCAAAACACTGCTATGCCTTCTGTTTACTGCTATGAATATAGATAAAAACCCCGTACTTATGGGTAACGAATATACACAGTTAGTCCCGTCTGAGAATGGCAAGGAGGAATACGAGCCATCGGCTAGGTTTTTTAATAGACTTGATACTATGAGGGAATGGGTGGAGTGGACTGATGAAGCAGGATACGATAAGTTTACACTCTTACCAGTGAAGGGTGATTATGCCGAACACATTGTAAAGGACAGAATAAATATTATAGACTGGATTAACCTAGATGCCAACCAATTATATGAAATAAGTAAGGTGCTAGAAGACATAAAGTCTAACTTGGGAAGAGGCATTGCTATTGTTGCTCTCCAAAAAGGCGAAGGAGCTATTAACCCTAGAGGCGGTCAGTTTGTTAGAGACTTCTCTGACCTTGAAATTCTCTTAGATGGATTTGGGGACTTCGAAGACGATATACTCTTAACCATAAAGGGGTGTAAGGAAAAGACTTCCCCGATAGTAGGAAAGACTTATGCCTATACTATAATCAATAATGGCACGCAGATAATGAACTTTCGTGAAGTCAAGAAATGCCCTGACTGTAGAGGGCAGGGTTATACTAAGGGTGGTCGGTGTGATAGATGCCTAGGTGTGAAATATGTTGATAAGTAAAAGGTTTGACTATCTAATCTGAATATGGTATAATAAGAGAATGGGGAATAGAGATATGAGCAATTTAAGGACTTGGGTTAAGGGTGGTAGCTCACAAGGCAAGGCTGGCTATTGGTTATCGTTTGCTTATGACCCTGACACAATTCAGAGACTTAAGGAGACTATACCCTCTCATTTGCGAGAGTGGAATGATGATAAGAAAGAATGGTGGGTCTCTGAATGCTGCGAGAAACAAATCAATGACTGCTTCCCGGGTTTTCTAACGGCTGTTGTAGCCCAGAAGAGGTTATTTTAGAGAGATATGTAGATAATATATGCTGAAAGGAGAAGGGGATGGAAAATAAGGTTTGTCTTGTCTGTGGTAGGGATGCTAAGGCGAATGATTACGGGTATTACTTCTGTGGTAAGCATAAGTGGCTATTAAAGTTTGACCCTGAGGCATTTGAGATGGTTGTAATTATGAGACTGGAAGGCAAAACGCCGAAACAAATAGAGGAATTCTACAGGGCAATGAAGTAGAGTTATGAAGACAGAATTGTCGTATGGTATAACTATGAGGAGGCACAAGGGAGTTGTATCCTATTAACCAAGTTCCTAGGGGGCTAGCGGATAAGTTGAAGGAACTAGAGGGTATTTGCTCCAATTGTGAGGAGGCTATAGCAGCCACAATTAACTTAATATCAGATACTAGGAATTTGGAGTGGAGAGTGATATGGAACTTTAGGGGGTAGAAATGTATAATGTGGAAGCATTAGAGAAGGCAATCCTGATTATTGATGCTGTGAAAGGTGAATTAGCACTAGGGACAAAGTATTATTCTGGAGATAGATTGCTTACTACGCCATTGGGAATAGTTACAGCAATGAAAGAGGGAAACCTAATCATTGAGCCAACTCCCGAAAGGCAACACTTATTCAGGGCAACGAAGTAGGGAGTGATATAAAGTTATGAAGAAGAAGACAATATCTAGTCTGAAAAAGAAAGCCTGGGTTCTCTTCTCAAGGTATATCCGTTTAAGGGATTGCTTGAAAACAACAGGGTGTGCTTCTTTTGGGCTTTGTATAACCTGTGGGAAGAGGTATCACTTTAAGCTCCTTCAGGCGGGGCATTTCATAGCAGGTAGGCACAATGCCAATCTATTTTCAGAGAAGGGGACTCACGCACAATGTTATAACTGTAACATCAACCTTCACGGCAATACATTGGAATACAGAAGGCGGATTATCGCAATGTATGGGGAAGGTGCTGATGAAGAACTGGAGGAAGAGAGCAGACAGGACAAGAAATTCACCATAACAGAACTTGAGGAACTAATAGACAGCCTAAAGGAAAAGATAAAGAGGTTGGAAAGTGGAAGCTGAGGAAGTTACCAAACAAGCCAATGCTATCTGTAAGAGAAGGGGGTATGTTACAGTATTCAAGGAGGCGGAAGTGAGGATTGTGTTGGAGGCTATCAAAGAATTGGAGGGCAAATAATGGATTGGCGTGATACAGTGATAAAAATAACCAAACCAATTGTGGATGAGTATAGCTATACAGAAAGCTATGAAGTTGGGGATTTGGATAATCCCATTACCATTAGAGAAAAGGAATGGGATTTGAGCGGGTTACTGGAAGCCCAAGCGGAAATATCCTTTAAGGCTGGGCAAGAGAGTATGGGCGAACCGTGGGATAGAGAACAAGCTGTATTTGAAGATGGAAGGAAAGCGGGATACAAACAGAGGGATTCCGAGTTTGTCTACAACCCTGACTACTTAAACTTCCAGAAGGGTGTAAAAACGGGAAGAAAATTAGGGATAGGGGAAGTGGTAGAGTGGATAGAAGATTGGAATTTGTGGGGTAGCCTATCAGATGACATTCTTAGGGAGTGGCAAGCCAAGCTAAAGGAATGGGGGTTAGAATGAAAAAGGAAATTGTTTGGATATGGTATAGGATAGATGAAGGGGTAAATTGGGTTACGTTTGCCTTGTATCCAACAGAGATTACATATACGGGGATATAAATGATTGAGGCAATCAGTATCTATGTTGTTGGGATATTGATAGGAGCGGTGGTTATACTTTTAGTTGCGGCCTGGCATTTATTAGGGAGGTAGGATAGATGGATATTAAATTTCAGGGGACAATGGCTGTATTGAATGACACGCATAACCCCTTTCAAGACCAGCGAGCCTTGAGGGAAGTGGAGTTATTTTTAGCTGAGTTACAACCCGACCTGGTTGTTTACGCTGGAGACCTTAATGACTTAACCACTTACAAAAAGACCTTGACTCTACCACTAATATGTTCAAGAGGCAAAGGGCTTTATTGCCTAATACTAGAATGATACAGGAAGATGGCAACCACGAGGATAGGTTGCGGAAATACCTATGGAGTAACTCAAGAGCATTGTCTTCCCTAAGATGTCTTAAGGTGGAAAAATTATTTGACCTACAGGAATATGACATAGAGCATATCGGATATGAAGAGGGGCTGCTTATCAACGGTGTGTTTGTGGTAACTCACGGAGATATGATTAGGGCACACGCTGGCTATACCGCCAGGGGGATGTTTGATAAACACGGTGGTTGCGGAATGTGTGGACACTCACACAGGTGGGGGAGTTCACCTAAGACAAATAGGTTTGGGGTCTGGGGCTGGTGGGAAAATGGGTGTCTCTGCTCCCTTCATCCAGACTGGAAACAAAACCCTGATTGGCAACAAGCCTTTTCGTTGGTTCACTTTACCAAAAGCAGGTTTTGGGTGGAGCAAATACAGGTTATCAACAGACGATTTATGTATGGTGGGAAAGTCTGGGGGAGTGGAGGTAAGAAGAGGAAATGACAACTCAGTCTAAACAGGGGGATGAGAAACCTAAAATTCCAATGGGTGAAGGGAGGATGATTTATGTGGCGGGTCCCTATCGGGCAAAGACTGAAGCAAGGAAAGTTGAGAATGTATGGCATGCTACTAGGGTTTCCGTTAGATTGTGGGAGTTGGGTTGGGCTGTTTTCTCGCCAATAAACAACACTGCTTACTTTGATGTCTTTTCCAGCTTGCCCGATGGGGTATGGCTGAAGGGTGCCCTGAGATTCCTGGAGTTCTGTGATGCGATTATAATGCTCAGGGGCTGGGAACAAAGTAATGGTGCTAAGAGAGAGCTTGAAGTAGCAACGGAGAGGGGGTTGATGGTTCTGTATGAATAAACCCAAATTACTGGACTTATTCTGTGGTGCTGGCGGGGCGAGTATGGGATATCATAGAGCTGGATTTGAAGTTGAGGGTGTGGATATTAAACCCCAGCCACATTATCCCTTCAAGTTCTATCAAGCTGATGCTCTAGAGTTTCCTCTTGATGGATACGATGCTTACCACGCAAGCCCGCCCTGCCAAGGTTATAGTGCTACTGCTAATCTCCCCTGGCTTGCCGATAAGGAATACCCATTATTGATATTACCTACCCGCTTAATGCTTCAGGCTACTGGCAAACCTTATGTTATAGAAAATGTGAAGCGGGCTAGAGTGGGCTGTAAGCAACTAGAGACTCGCAAAATATCAGAGCACGGAATGGATGCTGGTTTGCTCTGTGGATGTATGTTTGATTTGCCCTTCTATTTCCAGCGACTATTTGAAACCAACTTCTTGTGGTGGCAGCCAAAACATAAAGACCATAAAACCTTAACGGCTGGGCGTATGTTTGGCAGCAGGTTAAGAAAAGCACAAGAGGTAAAACACAAACTATTAGACTGGATGGATAAAGATGAGGCTAGTGAGGCAATCCCGCCAGCCTATACAGAATACATGGGTAAGTATTTAATGAAAGCTGTAAAGCAAGGAACGGTAGATGAATAAACCTAAAGTAATGTTTAAGGCTAATAGCGCTGTCCCTCTGATAACAGACCATCTAAGAAGATATGGTATGGACTTGGGGGTTGATACTGCTAATGAAATGTTAATAGATTTGGTAGAGTGGGCTTGTGATATGGGACACGGGGATGAACGCCCCTGCCCTATTACAAAGGCTGAGATAAAGCGGAGAATTAAGTGGTAATAAATATACTGAAAGGAGAAGAGAATGAAATGTCCTAATTGTGGTGAGGAGGTATTTGACATCTATACTACTGAACAACGCATCAAGGATTTATACAAAGCCTACACTGTTTTAGGTTGGGCACAAAACCGTATCCGTATAATGGCGGAAACATTTGAGGATAGATTAAAGCCAAATAGTTACGCTTATGGTGAACCTCCTAGTGTGAAGTGGCTAGCAGAAACACTTAGGGAAATTCACGATAAAATGTCTGTAGATATGGGGCTATGAGGGTGATGAAGAATTTTAGGGGGGGGGCAGAATGACAATAAAAGCTGTAAGAAAATCCAAGACAACTGCTATTTGCCCAGATTGTGGGAAGCAGCACCGTATTCACAAAGTAAGTCAAGGCGAATATATCAAGGGTTGTATTTATCCTTGTTGCGTTTATTGGGTGGAGGATAAAATGGAGCAGAGATGTATGAAGTGCGAGGAAATTATATCCGATGAAGAGTTTACTCGCAATCAAGGGCTGTGTGATAAGTGCTATACCAGATTATGCTTCGTCAAAGAAATCAACTCGCATAGAGAGAATACCCTGTTGGGGCAATGAAGTGGTAAATAATGTGGACTAAAGAGCAAGTAGAAGAGACCTTTTCTTATAGAGGAGTAGATGCTATTCGTGCCAGGGGAACTCGCTATACAGCACCATTTATTCCGCAGGCTGAGAAAAATATAGAATTCGACTTTGCCCTTAAAAAACTGGGTAAATTGGGAGAGAGGGTATTTCGTTTAAGATACCTGGATGGATACGGCTTAGATAAGATAAATGAGATGCTTGAAGCACCCTATAAAGACATTGAGAGTGCGTATTATTCAGTCAAGAATAAGGTTATGGATTATCTAGTAAGGAGGTAGAAATGGGATTAAATAAACAGAAGGGTGATATGTATCCGTGGATAACTCACACGTTCAACCCGATAAGGGGTAAATGCCCCCACGATTGTTCTTATTGTTATATGAAAGTATATCCGCAAGGTGATTTAAGATTTGTTGAAAAGGAAATGAATACTAAACTAGGGCATAACAACTTTATCTTTGTGGGGAGTTCAACTGATGCTTGGGCAGAAGCTGTGCCTACTGAGTGGACATCAAGGGCATTGAAACACTGCCGAGATAATGATGTTTACAATAAATATTTGTTTCAGTCAAAAAACCCCGCCCGTTTCAATAAGTGGCTTGGCTTTTTCCCCGACGATACTGTTCTTGGTACGACCATAGAAACTAATAGGGACTATAAGGTAAGTCAAGCCCCGTTACCAGAAGCAAGGATGCTCGCAATGATAGATTTGCCTCTGCCCAAGATGATAAGCATAGAGCCGATTATGAACTTTGATATGGAAGTGATGATACGTTGGATTAGTGATATTAAACCTGAATTCGTGAGTGTCGGGGCTGATAGTAAGGGACATAAATTGCCAGAGCCTGACCCTTTAAAAATTGCTATGCTGGTTAAAGCATTAAAGGAAATAACCACAGTTAAAGTCAAAGATAATCTTAAAAGATTGTTGGAGCAATAAGGAATGGGATGGTGAGAAATGGATTGTATGAGGCATCAAGGGGGACAATTAAAGAAGAAGGATTGCTGGTGGTGTAAATCTAAAGAGGAACAGGATAAGATATTAAGGAGGGTATTTAATGATAAGATTAACAGATGAAGAGATAGAAGCCATAATTCGTAAAAGGTTCTGCCTCTTTGAGTTGGATGAGGAGGGGGAAGAAGACAGAAAGGAGAGTCTCCATAGCTTACTCAAAGCCCAGTTAAAGAAGTTCATACCCTATATCGAGGATTTACTTTCAATGTCTACTGAAGTTAGGGACAGAAGCCTTAAAATGCTAATTCAATCCCTATTAGGTGAGGTAAAAGAATGAATGAAATAGAAAAAGGGTTGTCTCGGATAATAGGTAGGGCTATTAGAAAAAATGATGCGGGTAGAAAGGATATAGGAATTCACTCATTAGTAGAAGATACAGTCAAGGAAGCCATAGAATTTCTCGACTCTGAGAATGTAGTAAGAGAGGTAGATAGGGAGTTGCCCCTTCGGTTTCTTGTAGTAACCCGTTCACTTCAGGAGGCGTATGAGCAAGCTGAACGTGATATGCTCAAGGCTGGCTATGTAGCAGTAGAAAGGTTGGTGAAGGAATGAAAGACAAAAAGATTGTTTGTGTTGAGTGGGATGATGTGGGGTTTAATTCTGGTTACTATAATGAGGATAATAGGGATATTTCTACGCCAATAGTTGTGAAAACAGTAGGGCACTTGATTAAGAAGAACAAATCCGTGGTTATTGTAGCTACTGATAGTTATACTTATGCGAATCAAGGTGGAGATTACCGCCACATATCAACAATACCTAAAAAGATGGTTAGGCGGATTACTTATTGGGAGGGAAAGAGTGAAAGATACAGCCAATGAGGTGGGGAGCTTAGAAAACTGTTTGTATTCAACAGGAAATAGGGTAAAGATTGCTAACATACTCTTAAAATTAGGCGAGGAAAAACTACTCTACACTATACTTGAGGATTTATATGTGGGGGCACAATTGATTCTGGACACCTATTGCGTTGACCCTCCAAAAGAGCCTTAACTACCACAAGAACCACTTCTTGATTTTCTTTGCTTAGTTGCTTGCTTAAATAATAAATTTTCCAACCTAACCTAGCCAATTTATCAACCCTGTAGCAGTACCACCAACTATCCCAGCGGCAGAGATGGCTCGGATAATCCACTTGATGCTCGTTTTGTTAGACGATATTTGCTTCCACTGTTCTACGACAGAGCCATTGAGGTCTCTTAAGTGCTTCTCTTGGTTTTCAGTTAGCTTGTAGATGTTACAAGTTCTCTCGTCTATTCTACCAAAGCCTTCCTTTAATTCATTAACGGCATCTAAAATCTCTTGATACTTAGCCATCAATCTCCCCCTAGATAATTACCACTCAACCGTAATACCGCATTTTAGATTCCTGTCCGAGGGGTCAAGGTCGAATATGTCTATTGTAAAACTGAATTGCCAAATTCTAAATGTGAACTTCATTATTATTCCCCCTTTTAGTATAGAATTCCGATAACCAAATACTTCAGGTTAGCATCACGCAGGTAGTACGGGTCAGTGTCTATATTATTATCACCACGGCAGCGATAAATTCTACCGTTCTTATCTTCTTTGATTTCTACTATGCGGTGGACTATCTTTGTAGTATAGACCTGATAAACCACAATGTCGCCAACAGCTAATTTAGCGTGGTCAAAGTTATCGGTTGCTATAAGATTGTGTCCTGTGTCTAAAAGCCCATCCATGCTGTTCGTATCGGCTATGCTAAATATCTTAACATTGGGTTCAAGTTTAATAGTGAGGAGTTTTGATTTCTTAATGTAGTCTATTTGGTCTCTCTTAATCCAGTCATTTGGAGAAATCCTTTCTAGTCCTGACTTTTTGAGATAGAAACCACGCAGAAGCCTCATTATAAACTTTATCATTTAACCCCCTCCACCTTGCTCTCACAAAAATCTTTAAGTTGTTTTAGCGTCATAGTCTTCGCCATTTTCGCTGCCTGTGGACTTTTGCTGGCTGGCGTTTTGCCTAACTTTATAGATAGAGCGAGACACATTAAGCGTTTCTGGCTTTCCGATGTTGCTGGCATTACCTTCTCCCCCTACCTGTTGCTCTTGTTGTAGCACAGCCCCCCCTACCCCTATTTAGACGCCTCCCGCCCCCACTGCCATCCCTCTTAGGAATTCCTTTAGGCATTATACCCTCCTTGCTTTTATTACAGTATTGTTAACGCAACATCTCCTGTCCTTGAAGAGCTAATCGTAGGGTTTGTTCTAGCCTTCTAGGGTCTTGTAAATCATCTGCCAAGATGTCAACAACAGTATATCCCAACTCAGCTAACATTTCTTTTTGTATTATGTCCTGCCCAGTCTTTGAGACTCCCCGATGCCAGTATTCCCCCTGTACCCTCCACGCAAGTCTCCGCTCTTCTAGGAGGAAATCAACTACAGCACCACCCAGCTGATAGTGCCCTCCAGCAAGGCTAGTCTGAAAAGAAAATGGGATTTTCCGTTTGGTGAGCCATCTGAATACGATTGCCTCCAAATCGCTCATTGCTAGTTGTCTAGTATTAGTTACCATCTTAAACCGCCCAGATTTTCATTCTGTGGTGTCTGGTAATGGCTTCTAGAGTTTACACAATTCCTCGCAGGTTACTTGGAAATATCCTTCACGCCCACCCATTTCTTCCCACCAAGCCCTGGAAGGCATACTAGTTAGCTTTACATTGTACGAACTTTTGTTGGTATCTCCAGAGGGAACGAACGCAACCAGTGTTTTTGTATCAAGTATAGTTTCAAACTCACTAAAAATCCTGTCAGCTTCGTCGCCAATCGCCTCAACATTAAAAGTCCAGGCACTAATCCTGTCAGGCACTGCGTAGTAATAGAATAATAAACTCTCTAATTCTGGGCTGGTAGTTGTCCCCCCGTCCCTGAACAGCTTAATAGCAAATTGAATGGTGTAAAACTCTGTGCCTAACCCACTATTAAAAGTTAGAATAGTAGGTCTAGGTGAAGTCTTAAAAGTACCTAACGATGTAGTAGGGGCAGCCCCGTTTAATCCGTAAAAGACTTCTATGTAATCATCAGCATCACAGCTTTTAGTAATAGCCCCTACGCCAAGAGCCACTTTAGGAATAACAGCTAGTTTTCTGAAGATTGGTAACTTGCCGTAGCCTGAGTCATCTACATACTCATAGGTAGAAATCTGCTTGACATTAGAAGTTGTGTCGGGGAACATCATATACTTTACATTCGTTCCTTCACCAAACCATAGTCTTCCGTTTGTGTAGAGTGAAGACGGGGAATGATGTAAACAGGTTATTGCCGTATCAGCAGCCGATGTATAGACCTGTAGATTGCCACCATAAGATGCGTTCCTTTTTAGAATTGAACTCCTATCAGATGAGGTGGTTTTATTAACACAATAGACCAGCCAGTTATTGACTGTTACCATATCAAAGATAGAGCCTTGATACCCTGAAGGAAGCCCATCATCTAAATCGGGCCCGATAAAGGTTGCCATACTGGGAGTTACTTTTAGTATTCCAAACCCTGTAGCTACCCAGACATTAGCGTTCCAGTACATTCCCTTATGTCCAGCATAAGTTAATGGCGGGTATTCTACTTCTTGCTTGTAGGCTTTCTCGTTGGTTACATCAATGGTAAATAAGCCCTCAGTTCCGCAGAAGTATAGAGTAGGCGTGCCATCAGCCAAGAGCTTACCTTCAAATAAGTCATATACCGTGCCGAATTGACCACTTAAATCAAAGGTAGTCCAAGTGCCGTCAATATTATTAGCCGCAGAACTCCTAACTGTTCCACCATCTGTGTCTATGCCCCTTAATTTAGTGTCATACCAAGCCAAATATCCTTGACAGCCAGTCAACTCTAGCCAAGTAATGCCATCCGTGCTGTAAATAGCGTCATCCGCACTACTTACCACAAAGTATTCATCCGTAGCATCAGTGGCTACAATGGCATCAATAGGAGTAAGTAGAGATTCACCGCCCGTGATGTGGTCTAGCCAAACAGTGAACGCCCCTTTGTCCACATCCATATCAAGGAATACTTCATCAATGGCTGTATCCTGCGATGGGTCCGCAAGCGTTAATGTGACCTTTGTCCAAGTATCCGCACTAATAGCCCCTATTCCTATATCCTCTTTTGTTACCCCACCAGCATTTAGTACTAGAGCAAGGTCATCGGCATTTAAGGCAATGCTACTTTTAATCCATAACTTAATCTCCGTTTCCCCAGATAAATCTACCGCCGTTATGCTTTCAGTTGCTAGAGTACCAGCTGTCTTAGCATCAGCAACAACTATTTTAGCTGAAGCCGTGCCCTCCTTTTTATCGCTGGTATCGGCAGAACAAGTAACATTAGACTGAGCATCCCAAACAGCATCACAATCACATATTTCAAGATTTTGCCATTTAGTATCCCAAGCAGAAGTCCCCGTATTCCATTTAGCTATGAGGTTCAGCCCGATGGCATAAGTAGCATCCTGAAAATCTATAATCTTAACTGGGGCTACACCGAATGTGCCAGCAGTATTTACCAGTCCACCCAGAACAGCCTGCCCTTCAGTGGTAAAGTCTATTCCTTCAGAAAACTCTAATCTAGCTTCAGAGCCTAGCCCTCTCTTTTTGCCAATACCATTACGGAAGTCATAATACTCTTCTAATTGAGCCTGACCGAAGTCCTCATAGGTTAAGCCCCCTGATTGAACCTTTGCTTGCCAGGGGTTTATCGCTCGCTGAACAATCTCTCCCGTGATTTGGTAGCGTTTACTATTTAATACGATTTCCCTCACCGAAACCTACTCCTATAAAAGCCCAGACTTTTCACTTTTGTTTTTGTTAGCTCTTTTATCTGGGTCTCTGCTTTCTCTAGCTTGGCTTTTAGTTTAATAGTTTCCTTCTTAAGTTTGTCGTTGTTTGTCCTTATTTCGCTGGGCATAGCCTTACTCCGCCACTTTTCTTGCCCACGGATTGGGATAACCCGATAGGGGATAGCGGGCTACATAGTCCATTGCTTTGGCGTAAGTTCTGTCTAATTTGTTAGATAGAATTTTGACTTCAGGTAAGAAGGTAATCGATTTCTGTATGAGCCAGTCTGTCGGCAACTTAATAACATCAGCATCAGCACTCACGACAGCTTGCCTGCCCTGCCCCTCAACCCTTAAATCCTTACCTGCGGTTATGGAGTATCTATCATAATTTAATTTGAGCTTGCGGGATGATATAAGTTCCCAATCCCTGGTATCAATAACCCCGCTCTCGTAGAAGTCTCCACTGTCTGCCTCATTCTCTGTAGTAATTCTGTGGATATAACTCATAGTAGTAGGCAAAGTATATTCATAGGTGTCAGCTACTAGGGTTATGGTTGTTTCATCAGTCAGGTCGAGCAGGTATCCGTGAAGAGCTGCGTCCTCAATGGCTAGATTGATTGCCTTTAGGTATTCGTCAGCAGAAAAGATACGGTGAAGCTCATATTTGGAGGTAGCATCAATAGCACTGGAAAACGCAGGGTCAAGGGTTAGTGTGTGAGTTGATAGAACCCAATCTGACACAACCCTTTCTTCTCCAATGTCTGTGCCAGCATAGATATAGCACTTATACCTATGTTCGTTATAGTAGTCATCGGCTTGCCTTAAAAAGGTGTGGACTCCCGTGGTCGTTGTTCCGCTATCAAAAGTTCCGAATATAAGGTCGCCAACAGCCCCACTCAAATACTGTCTGATGGTTGAAAGTGGATTGCTATACACATCATCCTCCTTTATCAAGCTACACTGTCAGTGTTACGGTTGGGAATTAAAACCGCCTCGTTAGCTGAAATCATATAGCCCACAACAGTATTGGCGTCCCCAGAATCACTTGGGGCGGTTTCAGTATATTTACCGTTATCTGTTCCTTCAGCAACATAGAGACTAGCCCCAGCCGTGCCCCCAGAGAACCTAGAGCCATTGATTAAGACTTTGCCAAAGTAGGCTTTTACCTTCTGTCCGTCCTCGCCATCTTTGCCAGCTACACAACGCATCTGAATAACAGAACCCGTTGTAGCCAAAGCACGCTTCCAGCCACTACTCCAGCCTAAAGCATCCCCTACCTTAACCGTGCCCGCTAATTCTATTTCAGATTCATCTTCCCCAAAATCTATAACCGCATTTTTTTGAGCATCTGCGAAAGCCATTACTTACCCCCTAAGTCTTTATCATTTGGTATGCTGTCCAAGATATGCTGAAACCCACGCAGGCGGGCTGGCTGGGTGCCGTTCCTGTCGGTGTTACCGCCATCATTTCAAGAGTAATACAATCCCCGACAGCAAGAGCCGCAGCGGGTATTGTGAAAGCGTCAGTGCGGTAGACTATCTGGTCTGCGAGAACGGCTGAGTCATAGGTGTCCTGAACACTCAGAGTGGACTCGCCAGAATTGACATTCTCGTTTGTACCGTTGACAGCAAGGTACTTTAGCTGCCACTTCACGGTTTTCGTGGAGTCATTACCACCAGTGGAGCTGCGTGTCCAGTGAATGTATATCAGTATATCGGTTCCACTCACCCAGTCATCAGGCACATGAGTTTTGTAGTATGCCTTGTCGGTATCCACGGTAAATTCAAGGGCCTGGCAGATACCGTAGACATCTACAGCAGGGGGATTCGTTGGGTTTTTGCCCAGAGAATCCGCTGGCACGACCAAATGCCGTGTAATAACCCCAATCTGGAGGTTATTTACATCCATGTCTTCTTGGTATGAGCCTACTGGTGTTGGCATCTAAGCCTCCTAAGCTATTATGTTGAGATTGCTCCTAAACCACAAGGTGAAATCATCGCCACCCGCCAGTCCTATCACCGACATATCGTAAGTATCGTAATCAGTATCTACTTGTGCACCAGCGACAGTAGCATTGGCATTGTTTTTCTTGATTTTATAAACATCCCCAGTCTCATAAATTACATTAGACAACCCTAGAACATCAGTTATACCGATATCCATAGTATCTCCCGCACCTGTGCCTGTCCGCTCCGTCATCTTGATACTGGTAATCGTAGCAAAGGCATTACTGGTTTCCCAATCCCAACCATCGGCATCAGTTTTTGTCTCAGTAACGGTATTGCCCTTAGCATCCACGCCAGTAATTTCTATAGTGTAGGCGGTTATATTTGCGTGAGCATCAAAGTGTCCACTTAAGGTTCTAGGTACATCAGGCTGGGCATCTATGGTAAAGGTAATAGGTGTAGCAGCACTCAAGTCCTCATTGCTTCTTATATGAGTTGCTGATACAGCAAGGACATCCATAAAGAGGTCGGAGTATTGACTGTAAACTTGTTTTTGTTCAAGAATCCTCAATACATCTTCATGAGTAACAACCTTCACACCAAGCGAAT